ATAGTTTTGCCATAAGATGCGTTAGTTGTAACTACACCTGTAGTAGCATTTTTTGTAATTGATTCAAAACCATTTTCCGATCGGACTGGTCCTGAAAAAGTTGTATTTGCCATAATTATATCCTCCTAGTGTTAGCGAACATAGTCTCTAGGCCGTCGACTATACGCGTCTATGTTCTATTTAATTTGTATAGTAAAGATTTTATACACTAATTTTTAGTAGAGTGCAAGAGAGCCTACAGTGCGGAGTGGATTTTTCCAACGATGTAGCTTTTTATTAAGTAGCTACTGAAACTTGTGGAACAGCGTCTTCAATCTTATTTTCAAGATGAGCTTTTTGAGCTTCAGCTTGTTTTATATGGCTAATTACTTCTCTGACTTTGTGGTCAATTTTAACCATATTGAGAGTATATCTACCCTCGTTAAGATGCTCCTGCTCCCATTGTAGATCCAATACTTTTTTCTGTTTGTATAGATCGTTCAGATGTTGTTGCATCATTTATATTTATAACCTCCTCATAGGTTATTCTATATCTACGGACGTTCTCTCCCGTATATTCCCAAACTATATCATTTTTTCCTAGTTTGTCAACTATAGCTTCCTCTAAGGATTCTGGATTGTCTTGAGACAAGACTTCAAATTTTGAATAGTATTCGTAAGCGTTGATTATAACGATAAATTTTTTCATAGTATCTTTCATCTTATTTTATAAATGAGGCGGGATTGTGTCCCGCCTCAAATAATTTAGGTATTAAGCACCTTCAACACCGAAGATACCTCTAAAGTCTGATACACCAAATGAGTATCTTTCTCTAGCTTTGTATCTAACGTTGCCAGTATCGAAATCGCCTTCCATCGCTGTTTTGATTGGAGCTCTTTCGAAGTACTTCATGCCATTAGGCACGTCAGTGATAATGTAATACGCATCTGTGTCAGTTAAGAAATTGTTCACTCTGTAACCTTGAGGAACCATTCCCATAGAAACGATTGCGTTGATATCATTATCAGCAGTACCAACTCTACCTTGAGACTTCATCAATCTCTCTGCAGTAAATTGTAACTCAGAAGGAATAATCATTTTTACTCCTCTAGCTGCAATTTTTAAACCTCTTTCATCAGTCATTGCCGCAATGTCAATTAACGACTGTTCTAATGAAGTTTCGTTTAAGTCTGCTTGAGTTGTTAAAGTATTCTTAACAGTACCTGCGATTGTTGGGTGAGCAGTGTTAAATAAAGAAACACCGTCTCCTGAATCGAAAGCATCGTTAGAAGGTAGACCATTTATTAATGGAGCTACTGCTTTAACTTGTTTTGTGTTTGCCATAGATCTAGCTAATGCTTTTGTATATCTACTAGCAAGTCTGTCATACAAGTTGTCCTCAATTGCTTCTTCAGTTATTGAGAAGGCAAGAGCCACAGTTTCGTGTGTGTATCTTGCAGTGTAAGTCTCTTGAGCATTGTCAAAAGTTACACCTGAACCTTCTGGTTTAACTTGAGCTTGAGCAAAACCTGATAACATTACTTCTTCTTCAAACGCTCTGTCTGAAGATTCTGTAGAGTATATTTCAGCATGCTGATTCTCATAACGTTTATATTCCAAGCCGAATAGAGCATTCAAACCTGGTTCTAGTTCTTTAACTAGTTGTCCTCGTGATATAGCCATAGTTTTTCTCCTCTATTATACGCCTGTTGTTACTTTAAGATTGTGTTCATTGATCATTACAACCCAATTAACATAGCCAGAAGCTAAGTCTGAATTGTCAGGATCTTTTGACACGCCTATGATTTTAAGCTGTGCTGAATTTGTGCTTAATGTAGCATTATTCAATACTGCTTTTGATACATAGTTTGCTGAGTCACCAGCTGCAAGAGCGATATCCGCATTGTTAAACACGTCAGTCTGCTCAGAAGCAGTTGAAATGTTTGTTTGGATCTCGAATCTTTCATATGGATCGTCTGATACGAACGCAACAATGTCACTTGCATTTACTTGTGCATAGTGATTTGCCCACGTCGGTTTTTTAGTTGTAGGATCAGTGTAAAACACCCCGTTTAATGAACCAAGGATATTTCCGCCTGCAGCACCTTGATCTATTGTTCCAGCCGCAGTCATTTTAACTGGGTCTTGGAAATAGATAGTTGTGCTATCATTTGCCGAAATACTGTATTCACTTAAACCTTGATTGTCTCTGTTCTGACCTACTTTTCCAATTGGTTTTAAACCAAATGGTGCGTTTTTATTTGCCATAGTAGTTTGTCCTCCTTAGACATATTGTTTAAGTGTACTCTGTTGGTTTGAGAAATTCTATAATTAGGATTTCTTAGTACCACCAAAAGTTACACGAGTTTGCCTATCAATATTGATTGGCATACTTGGGTGCTGTTCCTTCATTAAATCGTTATCTACTGCTTCAACGTTTTCTCTGGCTTGTTTTTTATAATAGTCAGCACGTTGTTGCGCGATTTCTTCCGGTACCCTTGCCAGCACAAGGCCACCAACTCCGATCACTCCCTTATATTTGCCGTCTTCGACAATCGGATAATCTGAATCAGGATATTCGTCAGCTCTTACAAGCTCGTATCCAGATCTTATTCTTCCTGCGACATTCTTAGTGTCTTGGAATCCAAGAGTTTCAGTTCTTATCCATCTGTGCCTAAACCCAGTAGGCGCAGGGGGTGCATCTAAACTTGATGGTGGAGTCCAAACTTTCGGTCGAGAATCTTTTTCTCGAGTTTGGCTCGCACGAGTGGTCTTTATATTTTTATCTTCCATATGCCTATACCTCCTTCGTGATATTTAATTGTTTCGCATATTCTTCAAGTGGCACACCTAATTTTTTAGCAATTGCTACTTGTGATGGTGTGAGCCTCACAGTTTTGCGACCAGATTTTGTACTTCTTCTTGCAGATGCAACAGTCTGTACAGGCTTGGTCGTATTATTTTCAACCTTAGTTGAACTTGTATCAAATTTATGCGGAAATTCAAGTCTTATTCTTTTATCAATTTCAGCATAATATTCGTCAGATTGAGGATCATAACCTTCCTCTTCTGTAAGCTTTTTATGAAGATCAAAAGCAGTGTAAGTCATAGCAGTATCCTTACCAAACCACGTGTTTTTAGTAGCCCAATCCTCAGCTTTTGGATCAGGAGTACCTTGTGAAATTTGTTGTCTTTGAACATTCAAATCAGTTTGTTTAGGTCTTGATTCTCTTACTTTAGCCTCTTCTTCTTGTTGTGCTTTAGCTTCTAAGAATCTTGCTTGTTTATAACCTAACTCTGATATGGCTGTTAAAGCTTCTGATTCAGCTTGTAAATCATTTGATTCTCTAGCTGCTGCCAGTTTTGCTTTTGCAGATTCTAATCCAGATTTAATTGAGTCTTCTGTAGACTTCATGTATCCGGGTTCTAGTTTAGACAATTTTTCATCAGCTTTTTTCTTATCTGCCATTACTCTTTCGGCATAAGATAAAGCTTCATCTTTTTGTCTCTCTGCTTCTCTCCATTTTTTTGTAAGCTTTGCTATTCTTTTCTGAACGCTTTCAGAATATTCTTTAAGCTCATCTTCTTTTTTTTCTTCTTTTTGTTCGCTAACTTGAACATCAAGCTGCTCACTAGATTTCTCAGATGAATCATTGGATTCATTATTGTCTTTAGTATTTTCATTTTTTACCTCTAGTTCATTTTCAGTTTCTTTTGAATCATTTTCTAATTCTACATCAACTGATGGACCAGATGTATCAATGTCTACTGTTTTGTTTTCTTCTATGTCCGGCATAGTTATCTCCTATGTTAATATTTATGAAGTATGTCTTCGGGATTTTCGATGGTTGCTAACACTTCATCGTCATTTAGCAATCTTACTTCCCCACCATCTATCTGGATTCTTGATCCAGCATATCTTGCAAAAATTACCCAATCACCTTTTTTACACCAAGGTCCATCAGGATATCTTTCTTTATCATTATAACAGTCAGGACCCTGAGCTAAAACAAGTCCGCATGTAGATGCAACCTGTTGTCTCTCTAAAGTTTCTTGACCTAAATATAATCCACCACGAGTTTTCTCTGGCATTTTAAATGGAAGAACTAACATTCTCCATCCTGTTGGTTTAGGTAGTTTTGTAGATTCTTTTTTCTTTAAACGTTCGTAACCTTCAACTTCTTCTTGGTTGAGAGCTTCGTATTTTTCTTGTAATGCTAATTTAGTCTTTGGTATTTCCGCCGTCTTGTCCGAATCTGACAACGTTTGTGAGGTCGTATTCTCTTTTATCTTCATTTTTTTGCTCCTTTGGCTTTAGCAGGTTAGAGATTTCCTGTGATATTCTTAAATAGGCATGTGCCTGTCCCATCATATACTTGTATTTTTCCATATTGTCAACACCTCCACCAATCATATTGTCACCTATATTTTGGTAAGATTCTTTCAAATATCTCTGTATTTTATTTATTACTGTTAATTCGTCGTGTTCCATATTTTACCTTTCTTTATTATTTTTTAGCAATTCCATTTTCTTAATGATTTATTAATTCTGCTATTTGGATCTCTTGCTGTTTTAGCAGAAGTTAATCTTTTTTTCATACCTTTCATTCTAGCACAAAAACTTTTTCTTCTATTAGCTGCTTTAGAACCTTTTTTTAATTTAGAAGGTTTAGTAGTTACAGCCATAGATAATTTAGAACCTGGATTTGCTCTTCTATAAGATGCAATTCCTTTTCTATTTAATCCACCTGATGCAGATTTACCTTCTTTTCTTTGCCATGCAGGAGATTTACTTCCTCTAGCTAATTCAACTCTTTGACCATGTGGATAAGGAACTTTATGTTCTAATTGACTATAAATTTTATCTGTTCCTTTTT